CCTCTCTCCCGGGGAAATTAATCCCTAAACTCTACGAGCAGAAGCAAGTAGAGCCTCCATCCCGCCCTTCCAGGCGGGAAAGGACGACAGGTTAAACCTGCCGTCCGGGGCACCGAAGAAATCCCAATACGGGATTGCTTTCCTTCGGCGCCTTCGTGGTAGCACCTCACCTTGGAAGGGACGTCGATGAATATCGACAACCCACCTAGGAACAGGAGTCGCCTCCTGAACCGTCGGGTTAGGGTCTTGCTCAAGAGCAAGCTTTCGCTTGCGATAAGCAAGGAAGGTGCTGTCACGGGTTTGCGCGTAACCACCGATAATTATAAGTTCCCAACCCATAGGGTTGTAGTCCTTATAGCCTGCCTTGTGAGCAGACTTCAAATTATCGGGCACGACAGTTGCCGTGCTGATGGCCTCAAGTATGGTATACTTGAACCAGCCTCGCTCGTCGACCTTTGTGGGTGCGTACGTACTAGGAACCTTGAAACCGGAATCGTCAGCCTCGCTGAACGGGACACCAAGATAAGGTGCCCAACTCAGGAGGGTAAACAGAGTCCGGCCAAGAGGAACCATATGTACAGCACTCCATCGAGAAAGACGATTGAAAGCTGAGTACACGTCTTGAGCAGCCTCGAGTGTTTCGATAAAGACAGGGCGAACAAGTTCGCCAAGCCAGTAGTCGAAACCACAAGACTCGCGGAAGTGGCCAGAATTGAACGACTTACCTACGTTCACTGTGAAGCCCAAGCGCTGAAGCAGAAGTATAACGGCTTCATAGCAGTCCTTGCGGACTACTATGTCGTCGCCAAAAACTGCGGCGTTTGAGCTATCACGACCAAAAGAACAGGGGATACCCTTCGATTGGTAGACGGCGCGAACCGCGCTCGCGAATATGGCAGTTTCTAGGGGGAAGGTAAAACCATTCCCCATAGTAGATACCATATTGAGGTCGATATAAGAGCCAGATGGAAGTCTGGTCCTTCGTGCTCGGAGTAGGAGAACCCACTTCAGCACGCTCGGTGGTAAACACCACCGACACAAATCGACTGCTATGCTGTCACTCGCCATAGAGGAATCAATGGTACCATAGGCACCAGTGAGACTACCTTTACGGCAGAGGCTTCGATTGAAGTCGGGTTGGCGATCGAGGTGGATATTCCACCTTGCAGCCATCCGTTCTTCAATGAAGGAGCCGACGCCCTGCTGAAAGAGACTTTCAAGCAGAGCTTCGGTACAGCATGTACGCGAGATCTCTGAGTTCTTAGGAACTGTGAAAAGAGCATTGCCCTCAATCTGTACTGGCTTGAATGACTTTGACCACTGTTGATAAGCGGTGATCATCGTTTCAGAGTTACATACAGCTGCCCGAAAAAGGGCGAGGGTATAAGGGTCATAGTAAGAATGATTGCTATCCCACAACTTCGTATAGAGGTTGGTAGGGTTAGCTTTGACATTCGAACCGGGACCAGGGGACCAGTGAGTTGCGACGTAGTCGAAACTGCACCCATCCCCATCTCCATCCAGATCAAGTAGCTGCCAAATGCTGTCTCGAAAGAGATGCATCAGGTAGACCATGTGATCACTGTCCGATGATGTCGGAGGAACAAACGCTACAGTGGAATTGAAAGCAACAAATTTTGCAACTGTTGCCTCGATAACCTGAGGAGTTTGGCCTTGAGGGGCTAACTTTTTGAAAAGCCCTCTCAACAGAGCTGATTTCGCTGCATCCATTGGGGTGTTACACCCTTCCGGAGGCTCGCTACTATCAGCGGTAAGATGGAGATCATGCTCCAATGAAGCGTACAACCTTGCGTAATCACGCATCGGAAGCTCCGTTTGCTGTCGAGTTACTTTCGGATCGCCAAAGCTATAGCCTTGGCAATCCCGGAAAGGACGGTGAGTACCGTGGAGAGGCGTTCAAAGAACGCCTTGGACCACAGTATCACCGATCCCGGCCGAGGCTTGCGCCAAGGCCCCGAGGTGCATCGACAGGGCCGCCCTGACGTTGGCCGAATCGGCCACATCAGAACCAGCTGGGACATCAATGATGGTCGTAATGACCAGATTGGTGATCGGCTGGCCGCTGAGCGGCGTGACACCCTTGCGGGTGATCACCTTGTACGAGTTCCGAGGAACTCGTGCAATCAACCCCGTCGTAGGATTCGGTTTGCCAAGACCTTGGAAGGACTTGGGCCGAAACATTGACGTGGTGAACGGAGAAGACACCGAAGACAGGGTAACCCCCGTCTGAGTGCCACCGAGTGCAGTGACCGCATACTGCTTCGCAGTTGCATCGGGCGGAGTATCCGCAACGATGGTGTACGTCGGAGTCGTAAGACCGGTTTGTGCAGCCCCCGTTACAGGGGTGGAAAGGGCAAAGGTCATTTAAGAACCTCAAGTAGGAGTGATAGGGTTGCAAGCCCTAAGGCTTCTGCCGGGACGCCCACAGAGCGAGTAAGTTGAGGTACTGTGTTGCCTTTTCAGGCACCTCCATTACGAAGGGCACAGACGGTAGCTTAGTCGATGCGTCGCCACGAGAGAAGTTGGTGAAGCGCACTTTGTAGATACCAGGGGATTGAGTAAGCGTATCAATACCTGGACTCTTGTCAAAGTCGGTCGTCGTCGTAGTAACTGTTTCCAGTTTCTGCGAGCGGACGACAAACTTAACTTGAGTCTGAGCTTGGCAGCCCGTCTCAATAACGGTCCCGAGATTGCTGACGTAGTCAACAAGCCAGGACCAAGGCGTCAATTCATAGAGTGTAGGGATGAACAGATCGGGCCGAAACCCGCTAAGTTCAACCAAACGCTCAGCAGAACCAAACGCCGCCCCATTCGACCAATCCATGTAAGCCGCATACATCACCGAGCCAAAAGCCTCCTCATCATAAGTACGATTGGCTGTGAAGCCAGGTACTGAGAAGGCAAAGGACCGATTGATGATACGGTTCTGGAGACGTCGATCCGAACCACGTGCAACCTCACGACGTTGGTCGTAAGAGTGCCGTGCGATAGCCTCTGCAATGTCGCGCGCGTCTGACATCGCTGGTCGGAGACCAAAGGCTACCTCAAGCCACGAGTCACCGAGTGATTTGATCACCCGGCCCTTCGTTAGTACACTAACCTTGGGGTTATACAATAAGCCGTGATATTCACTAAGCTGTTTCGTATAACGAGACACCAAGTCGCTGAAAGTCCGAAATGGCTTTCTAAGCTGGTGTATCAACT